CAAGCACCACAGCAAAACTGGATAATTAAGCATTCCTATTCTAAACCCAAGGCATCAGGCAATACTTACTCCCATCCATTCTCTGATATGTATAATACGTCTCAAATTTTGGCCTAAAGCGGCGGAGGAGTCGCCCCGCTTTCTGAAAATCCTTCATATGTTCATCAAAAGTATCCTCATCATACTGCGCCAACTCATACGCTGCCATCTCCATAATAGTCGAGCACAAGGAATGGTGATCATCCTTACCTCGAACCCACTGCGACATCTCCAATACGATCGGCAAGGAAAGGGGAGCCCTCCACTTCATCAAATCCGAATCAAAAACAAAAGATCTCTTTAAAAATTTGATTTCCTCTAAAGTTCGAAAAAGAGGCGTCACATCATTCTTCATCTCGTCCGTGTATGTAAAACCGATCTTCGCAAAAGCTAACATAACTGTGTGCATATTAAAAAGATGAGCAACCTCATCAGCTACACCAACCCAATTATCATCTCCAAAATTTCCAGTATCAACAAATTCGTGAAATCTTTTGAGACCCTCATAAGGAGTTCCCAACATAATTGAAAGCCAAACATAACGAATAAGAAGTGAATTAATTATGGAATTAATAATAACCGTCAATGGATTACCACTAGGCTGCGAATGATTCCAACCATATACTGTATCAAAGAGCAAATGATTCGAATGCGCAATCTCGCAAAACAACACATAACAAATCAACCGCTCCTCAGGTGTCAAATCCAACAACGAGGTCAAAATATCACAAACAGCCCATAGCAATTCGCCAAGAAGACATCCATCGTAATTCCCAAAATCACCAGCGAAAACCTTTCCACCTTTCCTCTTAATCCTACGAGCAATACGATCCCAATCTTGGGAATATGGATTGGTGCCAACACACGTCTCAAAATCAATTCGATTCTCCATCAAATGAGCCACAACCGGAAGAAAATACTGTCTAATCGCGATGTTAAATGTCATCTCACCGACTGAAAATAGTCGTGTTTTACCAAGTTTAACTCTTTCCAGATCACGCAACTCATCCTTTAGTGTGTCAACCCAAATCGTTGGCATACGCACACCCTTCTTCGCTAAGCTAATACGTTCATCAAATCTCTTCAACACCATAGGATCATCTAAAATCCAATCGTCTCCTTTTCCGAGCCATTGTTCCTTTCCAGCTCCACGTTCTCGCATATGTATCCACGGATAACCTGGTGAACTTTTACGCGATATCCCCTTAATGTGCGGATGCCCGTCAATTCCCTTAATAGCTTGCTCAAATGTCAGTGGACGAGTTATCCTGAGTGGTACCGAATTGTACATAGCTCTCACGTCCAACACACACTGCTCCAAAACACGCGGATCCAACAGCGAGGGTGCAACATCAGCCTTCTTCAATGCTCTCAGCATCGGATCAACTCGCTCCCCATCCGCATTAGTGAATGCTCGCAATACAGCCGGCGCCCGATGGTATGGTATTAAGGCGGCGCCAATAGGGGACTTGTAAATCTGAGATTTCCCTGGACTAAAAACTGGGTCAGAAACTTTACCAATAGGCGTAAAGTTATCTCCAACTGTGGCCAATGTCAAAGTATAAACGTCCTCACGATCCTCTACTGCGCTATACTGGGCAACTGTCGGCACAATCTCAAAATCCGAATTAGAGATGACGGTATCAACAGTAACACCCTGCTTAATCAACGCCTGCAGCATACCCTCTATCATCGCCTGACTAACAGGGCACGCATTACCCTGATACTGCAAATTCTGCTGTCCGGAACAATGAATACCCAAGATTTTCCTCAAATGCTGTGGACACATTGATATTAATAAGTAACCACACTCACCTGGTAACGTTTCCAAATTATACTCATAATGATCTCTAATCAACACAGACCCTCTCGGTTCCCTCAATGACGATGACATGTCCAAAATCTCATCGGAAGCAACGACATCCTTAGTCGTATAGATACGAGCAATAACCTTCTCTCCAGGAACCAAGCCAATGAGCGAAGCCTTCCCAACCTCTGAGAACCGTGAAATATCACCGACGACAGGAAAGTGACACCGAATATCCGGATGTTGTCGGATATTTCGAGGGAACGCCAAAAGACACACATCACGATACGCGTATTTTTCATCATTCATATCATAATGAACATACTGCAAATCCTCTGTCGAAAACACAATTCCGTCCATACAGCTTGGATTCCTCAGCCGAATGTGTTCATAATCACGAATCAAGAACAACAAATGCTTATTAGCAAGTGCAATTCTACCGAGAACGAAACACAAGTTGGTCACATGTCTCCATTCTCCTTTTGAATTCTGAACCTCCACTTTGTAAATACTCGAATACAATAATTTTCCATACAAATTTACCGCATTCTCATCCATACACGCCATAGCTGTCGTTTGGCGCAACTGGTTCTTAAAACCCTCAACGGCTGTGTCCTTGTTCTTAAACTTCCTGACTACTCCAGTCGATAACTCACATTGCGACTCCTTCGGCTGAACATCTCTCTCCTTCACAAAATAACTCTTGATGGAAGTAAAGTATTCTCCCTCAACCTGCTTACTTGTATCATCAACCTGCACCGGCGTCTTGACAAAGATATTCTGAATCTTAGTCAGAATACCTTCTCCTTCAACATCCTTCGCCTCTCGCTACCTAACAATCTGGTCGCGCTGCTCTAGCACGTATATCGAATCAAACCAGTTCGTATCCGTTATATCAGCGCCACTGACACGCTTTTCTGTGCCAGCCACCAACGGATCGGGATTGAGGAAAGTCAAAACCGGCGCGACCCAACGTTCCTGCATCACGCCCTTCGCCACTACAGGTCGCTCACACGTAACAGCCTCCCGCATGGCCACAGCTCTGACGGCCGGTCTCTCACCCACATTCGACTCCGCAAAACGCAATGGATCTGGAATCCTCGCAACTTCACACGACACGTCTACGGGCTTCTCCACGTCTCGATTCAAAAATTTACGAATCATATACACTATATATATGACGAACTTCAAAAAGAAAAGAGAAGCCATGATTGTTAGGAACATAGAGACAGCTCCAACAACCATTTTTGCAACATCGATCTTGACTCCCCCCTTCGACAAAAACATATCGCCTATAGAAGGAGGGGTTGCCAATAGTGTCGTAATGAAAGGATTTTCACCAAGCGCATATGTAAACCTCGACAGTGCATTCTCCATCTTGCTCTTACACCTTCTAAAGCAAGGAATCGGATAGCGTTTATCCTTGCCCATCAAATGCACAAACACCCTCGTGAATACATCCCGACCATCACGCGTGTTAGCATAGCTAACATATGCGTCCGCAACAATCTTCGCATAAATTGCACGGAAACCCTGATCTCGCTGTATTGAGAAACAGGGGGTACCTGACAACGGACCAATAATCTCATACTCCCGCATAGTCGGAGTGGGCAAAGTACTGATGTTAATGTAAGGAACCGGCACGTCGTTGTCATAATTCCGGACGTCAATATGCTTGCGACCAGCCTCGTACTGATGACCAAAGAATTTTGACAAACGTGAAAGAAACATGAAAGGCATCAAAAAACTCAAAAATTTATCAAAAAAAACTCGCATCTTATTGCGAGGAGCGACAGAGGCCCTAATAGCTTCCATCGTATTCTCTGAATTCCCTGGTATATAATACATAAATTTATTTTCAGAATCAGATCCAAATTCCTGTCTCTCAAAATTTTCCTGCTCCAACACGTCGAAGATTCGCACGC